ATACAACAAAAAATATATTACAACCTTTGATGCCTGACAGAACACAATGGTTTAATGATCTTGCACAAGCACATTGGACTATAGAACAGAGTAGTGCAGGTGAAATATACAGACACTTTGAACCTTATCTACCAACCTAGTATGCAGTCGTTACGAACTCTGCCTAGTTCTTTTGCACCCCAACTTTTTAACAAGTCAACTGCACCATACTGTGTTTCTTTTGTAATGCCAGTATCTGTGTGCAATTTTTGTTCAACAACAATTACAGGTTGATGTGTTTGTATAGTATTTTCACCACCTTGAAGGATTTGCATTTCATATCCTTCACAGTCTATTTTCATGTAGTCTATCCTATCAAACCATAAGCTGTCTAAACGCTTCATTTCAACTTTGCCAGCGCCTATTGTGTCTTTGTTAATGTGACTGTGTCCAGTGTTACCTTCGGTTATAATCATATCAATTGTGGTATCTTCGGTACCCAATGCCATTGGCCATAGTTCTATATTTTCCATTGGCACATTACGTTTCAAACATTCTTGAAACTCAACAACAGGTTCAATGGCAATCACCCTTGCAAATTTTGTTGCTAGATCTCTGCTCCATAGTCCTACGTTTGCCCCTATATCAACTGCAACGCCAAAGTCTTGTACAAACTGTAAACTTTTGTTACGTACAGGCTCTTGATAGGTAGGGGGTGCGCCTTTTTTAATGTTCTTGTTAATCATGTGTGCAAAATGTGTGTCTTGGTCTGCAAACCACCAACCGTGTGCTTGATACATTAGAATTTTACCTCAATACCTGTTACTACTCCAACGTCATCTTTAGTTGCCGCTGGTGCTATAAAAACATTACCATAGTTAATTTTTAACATAGGAGCCACGTCCCATTCTTTGTAACCATGTACTAAACCGTACTCTATATCAAGTTGTTTGTATTTTGTACGTTTTCCAAAGTATATACCTGCACGTTTATCACTGTTATGATAAACACCTGTAATGTAATTGTCTGGTAATTGATATTGCACATGTGGATGCACGTTTGCAAAATCTCCACTCAGTCCGAGATGTGTACTAACTGCAATGCTAAAAATTATATTATCTAACACCTTTTATACCTTTCCAGTATGGTAAATCGCCATGTAACTTAATATCATGAGGTTCACTGTGTCCTATAGTTTTTCTTTCGCCTTTCATGTGATCCATGTAACGTCCTAGTTCACTATTTACAAATGGATGTCCTGCTAAACCTTTTAGATCTGGATCAGGATTTAAATTGTGAAAGTGTGCGCCGCGATTATCTCTATACAATTTTCGTTGTACGTCAAACAGATAACTGTCGTGCCATTCAGAATAGTTAAACATGGTATCATTCTTGTACATATTAGCAAAGTCTTCTACAAACTCCATGCACATAGGATTAGCCTTGTGGTATCCAACCCATCCGCATTCACTATGGTATCTTTCACCTCTTCCTAAGTGTGTGACCATGCAGTCAGTAGGCGAAACATTATTGAGAAAACTTATTGTAATAGGACTATGGGTAAGTGTATCAGCATCAAGCCATATTACCCATTCTGTATCTATGTATAGCATAGCATGATATATGCTAAAAACTTTATAACTGAATCTTAAACCTTGCCATTTAAAATGTTTATTTGATTTCCAAATATGTTCATTGTGCGGTCCAAGTCCACCATTTGCTTCAGGATTATCTTTATGTCGTTTGATAAAACGTTTACAATGTTTGCTATTTGCTATTAGATCTACTGCTCGTACATTAGGTTTGGTAATTTTTGGTGTACATTTTTCTGTATACACAACTAGATCAACTTCAGCTGGCCAGAATTGTTCAAATGTACTAATACAACGTTGGCCGTATTTTTCTAGGCCCTGTTGATTAAAGGTGGTAATTACTGTATAACGTTTCATATGAGTATTTAATCCTTGATCAAAAACATAGCATATTATCCAGACCAGTGTGCTCTTAATAGCAAACCAGTAATGGATGCATTTTTAAACAGCTGTCGAGGTGCTGGTATAACACCTGTTGAAAACTCCCTCGACTGTGATGCTGTTGTTATATGGAGTATACTATGGAATGGCAGAATGAGCAAGAACAAACGGACATATGAGCATTATCGTTTGCTCGGAAAGCCAGTTTTGATAATCGACGTAGGTGCAATAGAACGTGAAGTTACTTGGAAAATTGCAGTGAACAATATTACTTCAGAAGGGTACTATGGACATACTGAAAATTTGGATTGGGACCGACCTAAAAAACTTGGCGTAAGTTTACAGAAAAATAAACTAAATGATAATATTCTTATTGCGGCTCAACATAATAAAAGTTTGCAATGGGAAGGAATGCCTAGTCTAGAGGACTGGACAGTTGATTTAATACATAAGATTAGAAAATACAGTGACAGGCACATTGTAGTTCGTTATCATCCTCGTTGTCCTTATTTTATTCCTTCTCAACGTTTTAAAATGCTGATAATGAATAAAGTTATATCAAACTGTGTACTTGAAACTCCAATGCAAATCATAAGCACATATGATGCATTTGACATTGACTTTAACTACCATACAGTGGTAAACCATTGTAGTGGTCCAGGAATAAATGCAGTGATAGCCGGCTCAAATGTATTGGTCGATGAAAAAAGTTTAGCATATCCAATTAGCATAAAACTCCAACAAATTGAAAACCCTCCACAGAAGAAAAATAAAGAAAAATGGCTTGTTGAAATAAGCCATACTGAATACACAGTAGATGAGATAAACAACGGCTTATGGTTGACAAGATTAAAAAACGCACTGGAGTAGGCGAGTACATAGACTGTGCATGTTTAATACATGATACACTGTATGATTGGAGTTATGTAGACAAACTTTATAGAAGTCTATGTCGCAACCTCACACCAAAAGTAAGAATGCATGTGTACACAGAAAGCACACGATTTGTTCCTAATAATTATATTAGACACAATATCGAAGAATGGGACGGTGTGCGAGGACCCAAACGCAGTTGGTGGTACAAGTTGCAATTGTTTGATACTACACATTGGGCAAGAAGCAATACAAAGATGTTGTACTTTGATCTTGACACAGTGATTGTGGGAAATATAGATTGGTTATGGCAAGTAGATTCTAATAAGTTTTGGGCACCTAGAGATTTTAAGTATTTGATGCGTAGCAGTAGATGGGCAATCAACAGCAGTGTAATGTGGTTTGATCCTAGCAAGTATCAACACGTTTATAAACAATTTGATTTAAAACAAATAGTAAACAATCCACGGTGTCCCTGGCATGGAGATCAAGACTATATATACGAAAAAGTTAAAGACGATGTTGCCTTCTACGATACAAATAGAATAGTCAGTTATCGGTGGCAAGTAAAAGAAGGTGGCTACGATTTTCGTTATAGAAAACCAATTGATCCAGGCTCCCCTAGTACAGTTGGAGGTGAAGTAAGTGTGTTGGTATTTCACGGTAAACCAAATCCGCACGAAGTAAAAGATTCTTTAATTCAACAACACTGGCGATAAGTAAAAGCGTCAACTAAAGGAGATAAAATGGCAACAAGAAAAATAAGAATTAGAGGATACAACCATGCTGTGAACTCTGTAACAACAGTGACATTTGATGGTGTAGAAGTATTTTCAGGTGCAATGTCTGCAGAAGTTGTAGACGAAAGTGATGTGTGGTCCACAGATACCACAACTCCTGTGGCAATATTTGAATTTGAATACAACAATGCAGACGATACAAAAGAAACAGAGCATTCATTGAGAATCGAAGTTACTGCAGGGCAAATAAGAGCAGGAAATATATGGGTTGAAGCAACAAGTGATGCTACAATTGCGAACTCGTATCCTGAGGGGCAAAGAATCACTGGTGACTTTGTGGTTGACGGTACCTATTATTATACGCCTGGAGATGGAAACCCGTACGGCAATCAATCAGAATCAGCATTACCTGAACGTACAAACATCTTGATCAATGATGCAGAACCAATATCCATTGGCTACGACGGTAACTATTCAGGATATGATTTTCTTCTAAGTGCTGGTGATACATTTGCATGCACAGTACGTGTACCAGCAACATTGAGTACAGATAGTTAATTTGCGGCTTCTCTTGCATTTGCATAAATAAAAGTGTTAAAAGAATTCGCAAGTTGGGAGAAGGCGCCAACATGTTCGCTTAGTTACTAAGCGGTTTTAATCAGATCGTCCACTAGTTGGGCGATTTTTTTATGGCCAAAACAAATAAAAAGGTTGACTTATCCTTAAACTGTGTTATTATAACAGCATAATAAGGAAAAGGAAACAAGATGACATAGCCAGCAGTAAAGTGTAAGTAGTTGATTAAGGGAGAGCGGTGCTCGACAACTACAGAGGTTTACAAGTCAGGTAGGACTCAAGGAACCGTTACACTACAGCTAGAAACTACCCGGTACAGACTGATCATCTGTACTGATTGTTTAAAGATCAAAGTTTTTAACAGGAGCAAATATGTCAGAAGAAAATAAAATTGAAGAGTCAAAATTTGTTAGCAAATTTGATAGACCCGTAGGTCAGCCAATACTTGATGCCACACCAAGAACACCAACTGAAGCCGAAGACCAGGCTGCATATGATGAATTCTTTGCTAAAGGTGGTAAGGTAACTGTATATGATAGTAATGACAGAACTGAAAACCTAGTTATCAATCCGTGGCAACGTGGAAAAGGTCGCCCTAAGGCAACTCCAGAGGCAAAATCAGCAAAGGCGAAAAAATAATGTATTATGTGTTAGGTGAAAACGAAACTGGTGAATTTGAGATATGGGAACAACTTAGTGCCAAAGAAGCAATGGCAGTAAGGAACGAGTATATCAAATTGGGTATGCAAACAAAAGCAGGAAAAATGATAGAAATAGGTTGACATATACGTATAATGTGTTAAGCTGTTTATACAGTTAGAAAACAACATTGCATAGGAGAGCTAGAATGCAAACACAAAAGAAAGATTCCAAAACTATTAATTTTGAAACTGATCAGCAGGTCATGGACCGTATTGCTACACGTTTTGATATACTACATGACATGACCAAAGCAGTTATTGCTGGTGATGTTAGAGCTATGATTGTTACTGGACCTCCAGGAGTTGGTAAGAGTTATGGTGTTGAAAAAGAATTAGATAAGGCATCAATGATGGATAGCATTGCTGGTCGCCCTATCAAGTACGAAGTTGTAAAAGGTGCAATGACCGCACTAGGTTTGTATGCAAAACTATATCAACATGCAGATGCTAACCACGTGTTGGTATTTGATGATTGTGATAGTGTGCTTATGGACGAACTTAGTCTTAACATACTTAAGGCCGCACTTGATTCAGGTAAGAAACGTGTTCTACATTGGAATGCCGATTCGAACAAACTTAGATCAGAAGGTATTCCAGACAAGTTTGAGTTTAAAGGTGGTGTTATTTTTATTACCAACGTAAAGTTTGAGAACGTTAGAAGTAAAAAGTTACAAGATCATTTAGAGGCATTACAATCAAGATGTCATTACTTAGATCTTACACTTGACACTATGAGAGATAAGTTTTTACGTA